TTCCAGAAACTATATAGAGCATTAAACGTACCAATTAATAGATTGGAACAAGAAGCTCAGTTTAGTTTAGGAAGAAGCACCGAAATATCTAGAGATGAGGTTAAGTTTAAGAAATTCATCGATAGATTAAGAAAAAGGTTTAGCGATCTTTTCATGCAATCTTTAAGAACACAATTACTATTGAAAAAAGTAATTACTCCACAAGATTGGGATTCATGGAAAGAGCAAATAGTATTTGACTTTATTGAAGATAACTACTTCAGTGAGTTAAAAGAATCAGAAATGATTCGGGAGCGATTCGAAATGTTAGCTTCATTAGATGAATATGTAGGTAAATATGTATCTAACGAATGGATACGTAAGACTATATTAAGACAATCTGATGAAGAAATAGAATCGCAAGATAAACAAATGGAAAATGAGAAGGACGAGGACGGAGAAGATCTCGACCTAGACATTTAATTTTTATAAATAAAGATAGAGGAAAACTTTATGAGCACAACTGAATTGATTGATAATATTAAGAATGGTGATAACGTAAAAGCTAATAAAACTTTTGATAGTTTAATTAAGTCCAAGCTAAATGATGCTTTGGATGCTGAAAAGGTTAAAATAGCTAGTGGAATTGGTAAAGAAGAAGAACCAATTGCACAGGAAGAAGAATAATGACTTTACAATTTGGCGAATTTAGAAAATCTTTACAGGAAGATAAGATTCTTGTAAAGAAATATGGTATGCTTGGAATCGTAGAACTATTTAAGGAAGGTAATTCTTATATAGCAATTTCTGGTCAGGAAAGACTAGGAGAATTCGAAGATATACTAGAAGCTGAATCCGCAATAGAAGAATTCCTAAACCTATTAGAGGAATAAAATGAAGTTAATTTCAGAATACATTGATAACAAACTAGATGTTATCGTAGAGAAGAACAACGGTAAAAAAGACCTTTATATAGAAGGTGTTTTTATGCAGGCCGAACAAAAGAATAGGAACGGCCGAATATATGAGAAAAAGATTTTAGAGAAAGCTGTTGGCAAATATGTCAAAGAACAGGTTTCTCAGGGAAGAGCGGTTGGAGAGTTAAATCATCCAGAAGGACCAACCGTAAACCTGGATAAAGTTTCACATAAGATCACGAACCTGGAATTCCAGGGAAATGATGTTATTGGAAAAGCATCAATACTTAAAACCCCAATGGGACAAATCGTAGAAGGTTTGCTCGAAGGTGGAGTTAAGCTTGGTGTATCAAGTCGTGGTATGGGTACTCTTGAGAACAGGAGAGATGGCGCGTATGTACGGGATGACTTTATGTTAGCCTCCGTAGATATAGTCCAAGATCCCTCTGCACCTTCCGCTTTCGTTAACGGAATTATGGAAGGAGTAGACTGGATATGGGACAACGGCATTTTGAAACCTCAAGAAATTGAATTAATTGAGACTGAAATAAAACGTGCTCCAGCAAAGGCATTGCCAGAACTGGAAATAAAGGCGTTTAAAAATTTCCTCTCTAGATTATAATTTAATCAAATAACTTTGGGAGACAAAGATATGTCTAATTTGACTAACGAATATAAAAAAATAGTCGAAGGCGTTTCTGAAGAAGAAGTGGTTCAAGACGAAGTCGTTGAAGAACAATCTGAAGAGGTTGTAGAAGACGAAGTTGTTGAAGAACAAACTGTTTCCGAAGAGGAAAGTGAAGACGTTGCAGAAGCAGCTAAGAAAAAAGAAGCATATCATTCAGATGAGGAAGAAGACGAAGAAGACGACGAAGTTGAAGAGTCTGCTCCAAAATTTGAAATGCCGAAAACTAAAGCTGGCATCGTTAACGCCGCAGTCGACATGCTTAAAAAAGCAAGAAAGCACGAAGCGCAAGAATTACTTGGCAGAATGCTAAAGCAATCAGAGTCAATTGACGACGGTTCAGTAGGGAAAGCTATTGACGCACAGAAGAAGAAAGAGAAGGATAAAACCATCAAAATGAAATCTTCTGAAGCTGATAAGAATCCTGAAAAGATCGTAAAATCACCTGTTGAATCAGTTGATTGGTCAGAAGACTTAGATGTTATAGTATCGGAAGAGGCAACTCTTTCAGATGGATTCCGTGATAAGGCTTCAGCAATATTTGAAGCAGCATACCAATCTAAAGTTGGTGCTGAGATAGATAGGCTGGAATCAGAATATGCGCAAAACCTTGAAAACGAAGTTTCTGAAATTCAAAATGACTTAGTAGAGAAAGTAGATTCTTACTTGAACTACGTAGTTGAAGGATGGATGAAAGAGAACGAATTAGCTGTTCAAACAGGTCTTAGAACTGAGATCGCTGAAGAGTTCATGAATTCTTTACAGAGCGTTTTCAAAGAGCATTATATTGAAGTTCCAGAAGGTAAAGCAGACTTAATCGACGACTTAGCCGATCAAGTAGCTGAACTAGAAGAGCAACTCAATAAAACCACAGAAGATAATATACGTTTATACGAATCAGCTCAATCATTTGAGAAAGCAGATATCGTACGTAAGGCATCTTCAGGCTTAGCAGTAACTGAAGCTGAGAAATTAGCATCTTTAGTAGAAGATGTAGAATTCGAAGATAGCGAAACTTTTGAAACAAAAGTAAAAACTATTAAAGAATCTTACTTCAAACAGGATGTTAGTGAATCAACTGACGAAGCTGATGCAGTCGTAGGTGAAGATAATTCTCCAGTAGAAATATCAGAAGCTATGAGCGCATACACTAATGCCATAACTAAATTTAATAAATAATTTGCAAACCTTAAAGGGGAAAAAAATGTTTAACGCAGATAAAAACTTAATCGAAAAATGGGAACCAGTCCTAGGTCACGAAAGTGCTCCTGAGATCAAAGACCATTATAAGAAAGCGGTTACTGCACGTCTTCTTGAAAACCAAGAAGTAGCCCTTAGAGAAGAAAGAGCAAAAAGATCATTCGATTTAACAGAAGCAGCTCCAGCTAACGCTACTGGTTCTAATATCGATAACTTTGATCCGGTTCTTATTTCTTTAGTTAGACGTGCTATGCCTAACTTGATTGCTTATGACATTGCTGGCGTTCAGCCAATGAGTGGACCAACAGGTCTTATCTTCGCAATGAAATCTAAGTATTCAACACAAGGCGGAACAGAAGCTCTATTCGACGAAGCGGATACAGACTTCTCAGGTACTGGTACACATCAAGCTGATCCAACTGGTTTAGCAGGTGTAGTAGACGCCGACACAGACGGATCCATCGCAGACACAGCAGACGTTGTATCTACATTTGGTTCTGGTCTTTCAACAACAGCTGCAGAGAGACTCGGAAGAGGCGGATCTGGAGACGGTTCTTTTGGTGAAATGGCTTTCTCAATTGAGAAATCAACTGTTACAGCTAAATCAAGAGCACTTAAAGCTGAATACACAATGGAATTAGCACAAGACCTTAAAGCAATTCATGGTCTTGACGCTGAAGGCGAACTTGCTAATATCCTATCAGCTGAGATCTTAGCTGAAATCAACCGTGAAGTTGTTAGAACAATTTTAACAAAAGCTAAAATTGGTGCTTTACAATCTTCAACTGCAGTTTCTGGTATCTTTGACGTTGCCACTGACTCAGACGGTAGATGGATGGCAGAGAAATTTAAAGGCCTAATTATGCAACTCGAAAGAGAGGCAAACGTTATCGCTAAAGAAACAAGACGTGGAAAAGGTAACTTTGTTATCGTTTCTTCAGACGTTGCTTCAGCTTTAGCAGCTTCAGGCATGTTAGATTACTCTCCAGCTCTTTCAACTAACTTAAACGTTGATGACACAGGTAATACATTTGCTGGTGTTCTTAACGGAAGATTGAAAGTGTATATTGATCCTTATTCAACTACAGACTTCGCGTGTGTAGGTTATAGAGGTAACAACCCTTATGACGCTGGTATGTTCTACTGCCCATACGTTCCTTTAACTATGGTTAAAGCCGTTGGTGAGAACGATTTCCAACCAAGGATCGGATTCAAAACAAGATATGGAATGGTTGCTAACCCATTCGTCGCAGCAGACGGAGTAGGTACTGATAGAGCTAACCCATACTTTAGAATCTTCAGAGTTGATGACATAATGGTGTAAACCGTTTTTCGAAACAACTATTTAAAGAGGGACTTCGGTCCCTCTTTTCTTGTAGACTGCCTTTTTAAGTTGTATAAATAGATGTATGATAAAAAAATATATAAACACAATTCATAAGTTTATGAAAAAGGGTAGAATACATAAAATTTGGAAAATCTCAATCGGATAATTAAATGGCATTAACTTCTAATAAAAACTTTTTAAGTCCAATAGGATTTAATTTTAAGATAGACGCAAACTTCGCGAATACAGAATATTTCTGTACCCAGGCCAACTTGCCTGGTATATCGCTATCGGCAATTGAGCAACCTTATAAAGGTGTTAACTTAGGTCTAACCGGTGATCGTATGACCTTTGACCAATTAACTATAACATTTAACGTGACAGAGAACCTAGAAAACTATATCGAAATATATAACTGGATGCATGATATAATCCAGAAGAAAGATGATAAACAAAAGTATGATGCAAGACTCATGATACTATCATCACATAATAACGTATCAAAAGTTATTAAGTTTCAGGAACTCTTTCCAACAAGTTTATCCTCAATAGAATTTAATGCACAACAATCAGACATTGAATATGTACAAGCTAGTGTGAGCTTTAAGTATACATACTTTGAATTTGAATAATTAGGGATTTACAAATACCATAAACTATGGTATAATAGACATTATGAATATAGAATCTTTACTTGAAATGTGGCAGAAAGACTGTCATATAGACGAAATGGCATTGGATGAAGCTACACGCGAATCCGCTAAATTACATTCTAAATACCTAGATCTTTACTCTAGATCTAAACTTAAATTAAAGAAATTGGAATTTGATTTCAAACCACTCCTGCGCGATAAACAATTGCATTACTCTGGTAAACTATCACAGGAAGAGTTAGACCAAAAAGGATGGGAATACGATCCATTAAATGGTTTAACTGTTTTAAAAAGTGATTTAGATAAATGGTATGATGCAGATCCTGTAATACAAGAACATCAATTAAAGATAGCTATGCAAGAAGAAATAGTAGCTACTTTAAAAGAGATAATGGATACGATAAGATGGAGACATCAATCTATTAAGAATATGATTGAGTGGAGAAAGTTTACTAGTGGAATATAAGATACACCAATATCGTTTTGACAACTTTACTAAACACGAAGAAATAATTAGACAAGCGTTTAATGAACTTGGTCATACTGAAGTAGATAATCCTATACATGGATTAGTAGAATGGAATGTATATAACCATTGTCATATAAATGAAGTATATACCGCTAACAATATTATATTTAAACCTACTGCACCAACATCTAATCATTTTGTTTTAGATACTATAGGTTATGCAAATAGTTCTTCTTTAGCATTTAATAAACCACTACAAGTTGAAATGAGGAATTGGCCTAAAACAGATTATAATGTAATTAATGCTTTTATTGAAACCAAATCTAATAAATGGGATGATTCTATATTATTGAAATGGCGTAAACCTAAAATAGAAATACCAAAAGATCATATACTAATTATAGGACAACAACCACATGATGAAACTGTAAATGGTTTTGGGTTTGGTGACCATTGGAAAAAGATTTGCCAAATAGTAAATGCAATGCCTAAAGACAATATAGTAATTAAATTACATCCAGCTATGAAAGGTAAGAAAGAACAAATAGCCAAATGGAGAAAAGAAGGAATAACTGTTATAGATGGATTTATTAGTATACATGACGTGCTCCCGCGCACCCGCGTCGCGATCATAGATAATAGTACTGCAGGAATAGAATGTTTAATGCACCAAGTACCTATTATATCTTACGGATGGCCAGAATACCATTGGGCAACAAAGAAATTACAAACACTAACTGAATTACCTAATTTGGTTAAAGATTTAGATTGGTATGATAAAGAATATGCAAACAATTTTATATTATGGTATATACACGAATACCTTTGTTATGATGTTGAAAGCACTAAAGAAAGAATAAATGGA